GCGTAAAAGGAAAAACATTTGAGTATAAATTCAGTTCCTTACCTGAAGATGCCCAAGCCGAGATCTTATTAAAGCAAAACGCGACTCCAGTTATGGCAGAAGCGCCGAAAGCTAAAAAAGAACTCAACTACCTACCGGAAGTTATTTGGAAGCCTTATGAAAAAGCGACCGATAAACAAAAGGAAGAAGCAAAAACGAAACTCGCCCCGCTGCAAAAGCTAGACGATTTAGTGAGAAACAACGTGGCATTAATGATGGCGCTTGATGCGGTTTCTACCGAGTATGAAATTGCGAAAGGATCACTCAAACGTTGGTATTACAAAGTGCGGTCTTTTGAACGCCCGGATTGGTTGCCTTTATTGTTGGATAAACACAGCAATAAAAAAGCTGGCAAAGAGGCAGACTTCACAGAAGAAGCCTGGGAGGCATTTAAAGCAGACTATTTTAGACCGGAATGCCCGCAATTTGGCAGCTGTTACGAGCGTTTAAAACGTGCCGCACGAGAAAACGGCTGGTCAATTCCATCAGCAAGCAGCATTAAGCGCAAAATCGCGCGAGAAGTGCCGAAATTAGTGCAAGTGCAATTACGCGAAGGTGACCATGCAGTCATGCAATATTACCCATCAATGCGCCGCACAGTGGCCGAAATTGAAGCCCTTGAGTGGATTAACGGCGACGGTTATCAACACAACGTATTTGTGCGTTGGCATAACGGCGAAATTGTCCGCCCTAAAACCTGGATTTGGCAAGACATTCGCACCCGCAAAATTCTCGCCTACCGCGTAGATTTAAGCGAAAACAGCGACACCATCCGATTAAGTTTGATGGATCTTATTTGGAAATACGGCATCCCGAAAAAATGCACCATTGATAACACCCGCGCAGCGGCAAATAAATGGATGACAGGGGGCGTTAAGAACCGCTACCGCTTCAAAGTAAAAGAAGATGATGTGACCGGGATTATCCCGATGCTTGGCATCGAATTATTGTGGACATCAGTGCAATTTGGCAAAGGCCACGGACAAGCAAAACCAATCGAGCGTGCGTTTTCACACGGTGGTTTAGGCGAGTTAGTTGATAAACACCCGAGCCTAGCAGGCTTTTACGCCGGGGAAAATGTTTACAGCAAGCCTGATAACTATAACGGCGGCAAAGACGGCGTAGATTACGACACATTTATTTTAGCCATAGAAGATGGCATCCGCACATTCAATGAGCGCGAAGAACGGGAAACCGAAATTTGCCAAGGTGTGTATAGCTTTTCGCAAGTTTTTGAGCGTGATTACGCTAAAGCACATATCCGCAAGGCAAGCATGGAGCAAATGCGTTTCTTAATGCTAATGAGCGAAGCTACAACCTTGAAGAAAGACGGCACGTTTGAACTGGATGTAGGCGGCAAAGTCAACGAACGCCGCAACCGTTATCAAGCAACGGATCTTATCGGCACAGCTCACCGCAAAGTAGTCGTGAAATTCGACCCGGCAGATTTACACAACAAAGTGTGGGTGTACAGCTTGGAAGGTGTGTTCTTAGCCGAGGCAGAATGTACCGCTAAGGTGGCATTTGGTGATAAAGCGGCAGGTCGTGAGCATGACAAAGCCCGCAAACAATTTGTAAAAGCCAACAAATTGGCGGCAAAAGCACAGCTTACGATGAACGCCCAAGAAGCGGCTCGATTCCAACCGCAATTTGAGGAAGAAGACGCACCGGAGCCGAAAATCATCGAAATGCTACACCGCGAAGGCACAACCATGCGCAAAGTTGCCGTAGAACTGGACGAAGAAGAATTAAACGAATTTGAACAAGGCTGGCAAAAAGGCCTTGAAATGATGAAAAAGGAAAAGGGGCTTTAAGCCACATTTAAGGAGCATAAAACATGACTTTAATTGAACAAATCAAACCGTTATTGGATAGCGGAGCCTATTTTCAACGCGACATCGCCGCCCAATCTGGCATTTCCGCCGGGGCGTTGAGTGCGTATCTCAAAGGCACTTATGCTGGCAATGTAGAAAAAGTTGAATACGCATTAAACAACTGGCTTTCAACCCGCGAGAAAAAAGAAAAAGTGTTTGTGGAAGCACCGCACTTTATCGAAATTCCGACCGCCAAGAAAGTTTTTTCAGCGTTAGATATGGCCAAGATTTTGCCAACCATGGTGACCGTTTACGGCGCAAGCGGTGTGGGTAAAACAAAAGCATGCCAAGAATACAAAAAAGCCAACCAAAACGTGTGGATGATTACCGCAAGCCCAGCGCGCGCAACATTAAGCAGTATTTTGTATGAGTTAGCACTTGAGTTAGGTATTAACGATGCGCCACGCCGTAAAGACCGCCTATCACGCCTAATTACTAAAAAGCTCAAAGGCACACAGGGTTTGGTCATCATTGATGAAAGCGACCACCTTCCTTATGACGCGTTAGAAGAGATCCGAATTATCCAAGAAGAAGCTGAAGTAGGCTTTGCATTAATTGGTAACGATAAAGTTTACACCCGCATCCAAGGCGGCGTAAACCAGGCGCATGAATACGCGCGTCTTTGGTCACGAATTGGTAACAACTGCGGCGTTAAAGCTAGCACAAAAGGCGATATTAAAGCCATCGCGCAAGCCTGGGGGCTTGATATAGCCGACAAGGATTTAATGACCGTCCTTTATGACATCGGCGGCAAGGCGGGCGGCTTACGCGCTTTAACGCAATATTTACGCCTAGCCGGCATGACAGCAAAAGGACAAGGCACTGTAATCACACTCGACCTAATTTTAACCGCCCAAGCACAAATGAAAGGAGCGAACTAATGACAAGCATTACAAAAAACAACACCTTGCGCGAGCAAACTAAACCACATCCAGTGTTTGGTGGCTGCAACAAAATCGCCCTAGGTTACTTATCACAAACGCAAAAATGCGTGTTTGAGTTAAACAAAATGGGGTTGCATGTATTAAGCATTGAGTTTGACAAAATCAAACCGCGCGTGCGCATTGAGCCGAACGCATTAACGAAGAAATTAGAGAAAACAGGCCAGGCGCTTGCGTATATCCAAGGCAACGACGGCGTGCATTTTGCCGAATATCAAATGATGGTGGAAGGCATAAAAGTGATTTGGCGCAGTTATTTACACTAAAAACCAGGAGGAAAAAATGGCCAAAAAACCAACCCGAATTAAAACCGACACCTTTGCAGAGCGTTATCAAACACGCGATGAAGTGGAGGTGGCAATTAAAGAGATCGGCGATTTAAACCGCGAATTAGAACGCCTAGCGATTGAACAAAACGACCGCTTGGCCGCAATCACCGAAGAATACGCGCCTTTGATGAACGCAATCAAAGAAAAGCTCGCGCCAAAACAAGATGCGGTGCAAGCGTGGTGTGAAAGCCGACGTGATGAGCTCACTCAAAACGGCAAAACCAAAACAGGTTCATTTAATACAGGCGAAGTGCAATGGCGACAACGCCCGCCAAGCGTGGGGATTCGCGGAACAGAATCAGTGCTTGAAAGTTTACGCACCCTAGGGCTTGTTCGATTCATTCGCACCAAGGAAGAAGTGAACAAAGAAGCCATGTTAAACGAGCCAGAATTAGCAGCAACGGTGGCGGGTGTGACGATTAAAACAGGCGTGGAAGACTTTGTGATTACGCCGTTTGAGCAAGAGGTGGCGTGATGGAATTATCAACAATTCTAATCTTGATTTTTATAGCCCCAGTGCTTTGGGGGTTGGGACAAATTCTTTTAGGAATCGTTATCGGAATAATTGGCATATTCTTTGAATAAAACCTATTTAAACGCTCTTTAAACCCTGTTTTGAGGGGCGTTCATAATATGTTTTAACCAACCATAAAAGGAAACAAAAAATGGAAAACATCCACAAGTTTAACCGCTTCAAATATTACAGTGAAAAAGCGGCAAAAAGTGAACGCCAAGGCGACTTACAAGATGCCAAGGAACAATGGGCAATCGCAGAGCTAAATGCGAGCGGCCAAAAAAATAAAGAATGGTGCAAACGCCGCGCCGCGTTTTGTGACCGAGTAATTAGAAAACCTTTCTAGGAGGAAATCATGGCGAAATATGTAGCGCGTTTTTACTGTTTAGTAGTAAGCCGTTGTTGAAGCAGAAAGCAACGAACAAGTTTTAGATATGTGCGACCTAAATGTATGTGATGTAAATAAACTGCCGCACACCATTACAGAAATTGACGATGTGGTTGAAGTGGAGGAAGTATGACTGAGCAAGAAAAAGTGCGGTTGGATGAAATATTGCAAGAAGCAGCAATGCAGCTTATTAAAGCACAAACCTATCTTCGCACAGGGCAAGCTCAATATGCTGCTGTTTATGTGGGCAATGTGCAGAATTTGTTGCCAGGTTTAAGAATGAGATTGGTGAAAGTATGAAAGTGCTAGATGAACACATCCTTGAATATATCTGGGACGAAACATTAGACCGTATTGCGCAAGAAACCTTAGTGACTTATATCGGTGGCAGTGTTGGCACGTATAGCGACGACCAAGCAGAGAAAAAGGCAGAAGACTTTGCAATATTGAGTGTAAGCCGACTTATTGCAGGATCTGGATTAAGCGATAGTCAATTTAGGAAACGGGTTAAAAAACTAATGGCACAAGGCGTTTTATTGCAACGCATTGGGCCAAATAGCTTTGTGATTAACTCAGATGTGATTAAAGACGTAGCGGTACAAGCCGCACGATGTTGGCGTGCAATCGGTGTGCCGTATGGTATGGACGACACAGGGAAAGCCTGTAAAACCTTAACAATTAACGCTCTGCCGAGAAGCATTTTTGAGTTAAAGACAAATTGTTATCGGATTTTGAGATCTGAATATCCAAGTTACAAAAGAAAAGGTGTAGAAAATGAGTAATGAAATAACCCAAAAAGTCCGCATGACAATCGAAGTTGAAATGGAAGACTACCAACGTGACCAACTCGAAATATCAAAAAATACGCAAGTGTTAGGCGGAAATATCGTGCAATTAGACTGGGAAGGAGGAGTGTTTGACGAAGTCGATGGCTATCGCAAATTATTTGAAGCAGTTGATTCGAGTCTGATGGGTATTGCATTTGACAATATGGAGGATGAGGCCTTTATAGGCGAATTGCAATTGGCGATTAAACGAGCTATTACGCCGATTATTAAAGCAAAACGCAAAGCAATTTTGGAGGGGAAAAATGAGTAAAAATAATGGATGGATTAAGTGTTCGGATAGATTGCCTGAATTATATCATACAGTTTTTAGTGGCATTGTCTCAAAAGATGTACTGCTATATGGCATACCATATAACGACGGCGAAGAAGAAATGCGAGTTTTTATTGGATACATGACAGAAGACAACGAATTTCACACGGATGATATTGGTAAGTGTGATGTTGTTACTCACTGGCAACCATTACCAGAACCACCGGAGGAATAGATTATGGTTTGTGAATATCAATATCACGCATTTTTACCTGGTGCTGAGCCAACAAGAGAAAGTGTTATGCATGTAATAATTCGCGAAATGTTTGGGAGATATAAACACTCCGAAGAGTTATCTCTATCAAATGCTGCCGAAATTATTGTAGGTAAAAACGCCTTTAAATGGGATTTGGAAGATGGGCAAGAGGTTTGTATTTTAATCAGAAAAAAAGACACTCCTGAAGCAATCGAATTGTTTAAGGTCTCTGTTGGGATGTTAATAGAAACTACAGCGCACCGTATGAATTACTAAAACCCATTTACAGCCCATTAAATCTCCCCTAACCCCTCTTTA